CAATGACAAAATCTCTGGATGAGCTTCGTTCGTCGGGCGCTCGCTGGAATTTTGCTTGTCCGGACTGGTTTGAACGCCTTCAGGCGGGCAAGTCCCCAATCCCAGATTTGCCGCTCGACAAGGAAAAGGCAGATCGCGGCGAGCGCATTTTCAGCAAGCTGCGCCTTCCTGACGTTGACGACAAACCGTTGCTGCGCGATGCGTGCGGCCAGTGGTTCAAGGATATCGTCCGCGTCGTCATGGGTTCGGTGGATGATGACAATGTCCGCCATGTCTCAGAGATTTTCGCGCTCGTAGGCAAGAAGAACTCCAAGACCACCTATTCAGGTGGACTCATCCTGACGCTGTTGCTCGCGAACAAGACGCCTCGCGCAGAAATTCTGTTCGTTGGTCCGACACAGGAAATTGCCGATACCGCCTTTCAGGCCGCAGTCGGCATGATCGAGGAAGATGAGGAAGGGTTTCTACAGAAGCGCTTCCACGTGATGGAGCACAAAAAGACCATCCGGGACCGGGTGACGAAGGCATTCATCAAGATCAAGACGTTCGACATGAAGGTCATGACCGGCTCGAAACCCGTCATCGTCCTGATTGATGAGCTGCATATCATGGGTTCCATCCATTATGCCAGCCGCGTCATTCGTCAAATCCGGGGCGCACTTGTCCGCCGCAAGGATAGCCTGCTTATCATCATTTCCACGCAGAGCGATGAGCAGCCAGCCGGTGCATTCAAAACTGAGCTGGAATATGCGCGCGGGGTTCGGGACGGTAAGATAACCGGCAATGTCCGGATGTTGCCGATCCTGTATGAGTTCCCGGAAAAGTGGCAGGTCGATGAGAAGAACAAGCCATGGGCCGACCCGCGTAACTGGCATCTGGTTATGCCGAATCTTGGTCTGTCGCTCGATATCGACACGATGGTTGCCGATTTCGAGGCAGAGCAGCACAAGGGCAGTGAATCCGAAATCATATGGGCTTCGCAGCATCTGAATGTTCAGGTGGGTATGGCGCTCCATGGCGACCGATGGGGTGGGGCAGATTTCTGGCTGCAAGCTTCACAGCCAAAAGTGACGCTCGATTTCATTCTGGAGCGTTGCGAGGTTTGCACGGCTGGCGCTGACGGTGGTTCACTCGACGACTTGTTCGGACTTGCCATATTCGGGCGCGAGAAGGTGACGCGACGTTGGTATGCGTGGTTTCATGCCTGGGCGCACCCTATCGCGCTGGAGCGCCGCAAGGAGATTGCCGAAAGGTTGCGTGATTTCGAGAAAGAAGGATCGCTTACAATCAGCAAGGACACGACCCAGCATCTGCGCGAGATTGTTGCCATAATCAGCAGGGTCAAATCGTCGGGACTGTTTCCTGAGAAAAGTGCCATCGGTATCGATCCCAACAATATCGCAGAACTGGTCGATGAACTGGCGCTTGCCGGTATTGATACCGACAAGGAAATGGTTCGGCTGCGGCAGGGTTCGTGGCTCGCATCCGCCGTTTATGGACTTGAGCGAAAGCTGGAGAACGGTTCGATTTGCCACGATGGCAGCGAGCTTATGAAATGGTGCGTCAGCAATGCCAAGGTCGAGCGGAAGGGCAATGCCGACATGATCACCAAGCAGAATGCGGGTATCGCGAAGATTGACCCGCTGATTGCAGGGATACATGCGGCAATTCTCATGAGCTGGAACCCGGAAGCTTCGGGCGGACACCTCAATGATTTCCTCTCTAACCCGGTAATGGTCGGAGTCTAATGGCTAATCGCAAAAAGACGCGAAACCGGAAGCCCAGCTTACCGGCCAATATGACGCGCGCTGAAAAACGGTTCCGGCTGGGCGGCTGCTTTTGGTACCGGCAATCACGCCGGGAAAAGTGTCAACCTTCATTCCGTGCTGCAGCTCGCCACGGCATGGGCATGTATCAGGCTTACGGCGCAGGCCGTGTCCTGTTTGCCTGCCGCCATGTACGAGAAGCGCGGAAATGATGATCGGGTTCGCATAGACGATGACCTTTCGGACATCATTTGCGATTCACCGAACGAAGATCAGACCGCGCTTGAATACTGGGAAACCATGGTCGCTTGGATGTCAGCGACCGGGAATGCCTATTCCGAGAAGGTCGAAAACCGCAGCCGCCTTGTAGCCCTTCAGCCCATCGCCAGCACACATTGCTCGCCGTTTCGCGATAGTGATGGCGTCCTGATGTATAACGTCAATGATCGCGGCAAGACGGAAGTGCTTCCACGCGAGAAGATTTTCCATCTCAAGGGGTTCGGGTTCGGCGGCGACATGGGGTTGTCGCCGATCCAGTTCGGCACCCAGTCTTTCGGATCGGCAATCGCACTCGATGAGGCGCGCGGCAAGCTTTACGGGAACGGTTTGCAGGCAAGCGGCGTACTGTCATCTGACAAGACGCTTGACAAGGATCAGCGTGAGCAGCTTCAGGCAATCATGGAAAAGTTTGTCGGTTCGCGTAACGCTGGCAAGCTCATGGTTCTCGAAGCCGGTCTGAAATATGACCGTCTGGCGCTGTCGCCGGTTGATGCGCAAATGCTCGAAAACGCTCGCTTCAGCGTCGAGGAAATGTGTCGTTGGTGGGGAATGCCACCAATCATCATCGGCCATGCGGCGCAGGGTCAGACAATGTGGGGATCGGGCGTTGAACAGATCCTGTTGACATGGCTGACGCTCGGTATCGATCCGCTATGTGATCGCATCGAAGCTCGTGTGAAAAAGCAGCTTATCCGGCCAACCGGCAATCGCCGTCGCTATTTCGAGTTCAACCGCGAAGCCCTGCTTCAAATGGATAGCAAGTCCAAGGCGGCGTTCCTCTCGACCATGACCCAGAACGGCCTGATGACCCGCAATGAGGGCAGGGCGAAACTGAACCTACCGCGAAAAGATGGCGGCGACGAACTCACCGCGCAAACCAATCTTGCCCCGCTTCACCAGCTCGGCACCGCGAACGATAACAATGCTGCACGCGCAGCAATGCGGGCTTGGCTGGGAGTACAGGTAGAGCAGAGCCAAGAAAGGCATTCCAATGACGATGCGTAACCTGCCTTCCGCCAAGGTGAATGCTCGGCCTGGCCTGCGGTCGGAAATGGCCCCATCTGCACTTGATCGCGGGAATAGCGGCGTGAAAGCCGCAAGCGAGGATGATAACACGATTTCCATCCTCGATCCGATTGGCGAGGACTGGTACGGGAATGGCGTCACATCCAAGCGGGTTTCTGCCGCACTGCGCGCCATCGGCAAGAAAGATGTGACCGTCTCGATCAACTCGCCCGGTGGCGACTATTTCGAGGGTCTGGCGATCTACAATCTGCTTCGTGATCATCCCGCCAGAGTGACGGTCAAGATTGTCGGTATCGCCGCCTCGGCTGCATCGGTGATCGCCATGGCAGCGGATGAAGTCCAGATTGCCCGCGCCGGTTTCATTATGATCCATAATACATGGGTCGTTGGGGCGGGTGATCGTCACGCGCTGCGCGATATTGCGGACTGGCTTGAACCATTCGATATGACCGCCATCGACATTTACGCGGCTCGCACCGGCCTTGACGAAAAGGACATCGCCGGGATGCTCGACCGTGAAACTTGGATCGGCGGCGCTGATGCCGTCGATAAAGGTTTTGCTGACAGCTTGTTGTCGGCAGATGAAATCGAGAGCCGTGCTGCACAATCGCTCAATGAGCGTCCGAAGGCGGCGGCGCACAAGCTCGATACGCTTCTTGCAAGGTTGAACGTGCCGCGATCCGAGCGGCGCGAACTCAT